TCAGGCAGGCCCCTGCGCCGGGTCATTGTTCCACGGCCCGCCGTTGACGCGGAACCATGCCTTGCCCGCATCTATGTCTACGGCCATGCCTATCACATCACCCTGCACCAACGGCGCAAACAGGCCCACATAGGGCGTGGTGCCTGCGGCGCGTGAGACATAGACATCCCCATTCTGGGTGATGTAGGGGCCGTTGAATATGGGTGACAGCAGACCCACTGCCGGGGCCACGCCGCCGTTGAATTTCACCTCCGCAAAATACTTGCCGTTGTTGTGCGTGACCACCGACCAAAGTTCATTGCTGCCGGAGTTGGCTGCTGCCGTCGCTATCTTGTTGTTATCGCTGAACGTGATCTTGCCAAAGTAGTTGATGGTGCTATCCCAGCCAACCGGTGGCTCAACATACAGCGCCGTGCCCAGCGCCGCGCCAGCGGCAACGCCCGTGGGGTAGACGGTGACGTTGCCAGACGGCGGCCCTGCCTGTTGAGCGCCAAGGAATAGGCGGTACAGCGCCATGGGCTCATGCCGTGGTCAAGATGCACAATGCCCAGTCAGCCCACTCCTTAATGGCGGTCTGGTCAACGGCTTGCAGGGCTACGGTGTCAGCAGTCATTTCAGAGGCGCTGAGCGCCACCTTCACCCACATGCTGCCTGCGGGCTCAATCACCGGCAGCGCGGCCAGATCAGCCAGCGCGCCGCCGTCTTTGCTGATCTTGAAGTCACCCGCCGCAATGGTGGGACTTATTCGCAAAGTGCCACTGGTGGCATAGTCAGTCAGCGCGATGCGGAATATGAAGTCTTCACCCTTCACTGGGGGATTATACGGTGCTGCCATGTCAGGCCCCCAATGCGTAGCTGGCGCGGCTGCCAGATTTCAAAAGATCACTGACGATCAGGTTCTGGTTGAGGTAGCCATTTTTGGTCAGCGTCCAGACGTTGCCGACATCCTGAACTGGCCAGCAATTGATGAAGCCATCCACCAGATCATCAAACACTGCCGGGTAGCTGGCGTAATCCTCAATGGTTGCGCCGCCAAGCCCGCCCGTGGTGGCCCATGATGTGACCACATTGTAGGTGGTGCCACCATTCAAAATGAAGGGCGCAAAGTATTTGGCACCGATTATCTCATCACGGCTCTGGTTGCTCTGAGTGCCCAGCGGCAGCGTGTAGAGCGGCGTGCCGTTCGGCGGCGTTGTGTTGTCATAGATACGTATGCCGGTCATCGTGCCATTGGGGACGGCGGTCATCCAGCCGCACACCTCAATATCCACAGGTGGCCTGATCTGAAAGCCTTTCAGCGAGGCACTGGCCGCGAACACGGCGGCGTTGAGGAGACTGGCGGCAAAGCCGAATGATTTGCCGCCCTGTACCACCACAAACGGCGGGCGGGTCTGCGCCGTACCAGCCGTAGAATAACCGTTCACTGTGGAGTACCCGGCTTGGTTGCCCTGAAGGGTGAGGTATGCCGGTCCCGCGTTGAACGAGCAGAGTATGTTGCAATAATCGGTAGCTGGCGCGACTGCGACATTCTCAACTACAAACCACAGGGTTTCGCCGATGGCGGGCGTGTAGGGTGTGGGAAAGTTGAACCTGATCCACTTGGGTGGTGCCGCAATGCCGTAGGCCGCGTCAGTAGATGTGGCGCGGATGGTTGTGCCGGGTTGCGTCGCACTGGTGGCGTGTTCATTACGGATGTTGCAACGGAGCGTGATGTTGCTGCTGTTGCCAATAGCGGTATCAGCCATCACATACAGGTCAGTGATCGGATCAACGGAGCGCGCTTGATAGCGGATCGACATAGCATTGCCAGCCGAGCCATAGGTGAACGCAGCGTTGAGCGCCACATTGGTGCGCCCGCCCGACGTGCCGTAGTTGCCGGACGGAAACCGCAGCCCTGTGTAGTGGTTGTTGGCAAGATTGCCCAAGTGTCAGGTGATCCTGATAATGGCGTTGGTGCCGGTCTGCGCCGGGAACGTCACCGTGAAGTCACCCGCACTGCTGATCTTGTCACCGCCAAAGGCCAGTATGGCAACGCTGCGGTTGGCCTTTGACGAGTTATAGATCATGGCACCGTTGGCGGTGATGGTGCTGGTGGACCACAGCGTGGTTGCAAAGCTGGCGCAGCCCTCATTGGCGTTGAGGACCGGCGTCAGGTTGGTCAGCGTGTTGCCGCCTGAGGCATAGCCTCCGGCAGCCGCCACTTCACCGCTAATATTGATGGTGCCGCCGCTGTAGTGGTCAGTGGTGGGGCCATTGGTTGAGGCGCTGGTCATCAGCGCCATTTTCATGATGTCGGCGGCAGCGGTGAAGTTATGGGTGCCGACGAGCACCTCTTGCTTGAACGTGTGGCAGATACCTGCGGTGATGGCCATGTTTAGCTCCTTATGGTTTCAATGAGGGCGGCGGCCTCGTGCATGCCCGCCTTTCTGAGGTGGTAGAGAAGCGTGGTGTGGTGGCTCTTGACGGCTGAGTGCATGCCGTACCTGACCACCTGCCCCATGGCCTCCCGGAAAGCCTGAGCCTGATCGCGTATAACCGGGGGAGCCGTGTCTGACACGTAGACCAGTTGCTCAATGACGTTATCCACCCAGAAATCAACCGGGTGGCCGCCATTGCTGGTGGTGTCAACGCGGTAAGCACCTAGTGACATGCCGCTTGACTGGCTCAGTTCGTGTCTATCCATATATCACCTATTGTTGGACTTGCTGGCGGCGCAGTGCCCACGTGGATGTCAACCAGCGCCGCTGAGCCCAGTGCGGCCCACCCGGAGCTTTGCCGCCCATAGACCTTGCCGTCAAGCGGCGCTTCACCAATGCCGCCGTGGGTGGCTATGTTGAGCAAGATGCGCTGCGCTGACAGCGGCGCGCCCGTGGCCTTGAATACCACGGGGAATTCATAGTAGCCGCTCTTGGCTATGCCCACCTCAGTGCAGTCAAAGCTGACCCACCGCGTGGCGTCATCCTTGTCTTGCACAAAGATGCGGTTGCCTGCGTCAACGATGCTAAATGAGTTGGCGTTGTCTTTGCCCAGTGACGAACTGTTGTTTACCCATATCTTGGTGACCAGCGCATAGCTGGCGTTGTTGAAGCGCACCTGACTGCCGGTAGGCGGCTCCGTTGTGGTGGCGCTGAACATGTATTCAAAGGTGGTGAAGCTCTGGCCGGGCTCACCCACAGGGCCCTCTGCCCCGGTGTCGCCCTTCTCACCTTGCGGCCCTTGCGGGCCAGTGTCACCCGTGTCACCCTTGGGGCCGGTGGGGCCAACCTCACCCTGTTCACCCTGCGGCCCCGGTGGCCCACCAGCCGGGATGTCAACCATAATCGGTCTAAATAGATCGACAACCTCAACCTCAACAACGGCAACGGCCTGCGGCATCACCACGTCTACAAAGTAGGTGGTTACCTCAATATCCGTTACGTTGATTGCGTCCATTATACCGAGTCCGTGATGTCTAGCAGCACCTCTACTTCACCTGACAGCACCGTGGTCACGTCACCGCCGCTGTGGGTCAGCTGAAGATCCCACTGGCCCTTGGTGATGGCCATGCTCTTGCTGGCCGCCGCTGACAGGTAACCGTTGACGATATTGGGCTGTACGATGGTGCACTCAATGGGCGTCACCTTGCTGCCCTTGGGCTTGTCGCGTATCTCAGCCTTGACCGTCACCCCGGTCAGGTCTGCCGGGTCAGTCTTCTCAGCATCCATCCACAGCTTGAACTGCCAGCGGGTGCTGTCGCCCTTGTAGATGACTAGGGGTAATGTGCCGGGTACTGCCATGACTACCTCACCTGCGCCACGAGTTCACCGTTGATAATGATATCCATGCTTTGCCCCTCAGGCACATTGATGGATACCAGCGCGATGGCTTGATTGACCGGTGGCCCCGGCACAACAGCTGGTGGCGGCACGTGCGCCGCAGCCGCCAGCGTTAGGGCGTTCAGAAACTTGCCGTGGTAACCAGCGATCAGGTTACCTATGCTGACACCGTTGGACCAGCCGGGCACCTTGCGCTTGTCACCATTGATGATTTCGCGTGCTTCATAGGGGTCATTGGCGGTGGTGCTGAAGTAGCGCGCCAGCGTCTGCGGCCCCTGCTTGTCTTTGCGGAACATGCCGCGCTCCATGCCCTCAAACATGATGGCTGCGGCAATCTCAGGCACCAGCGCCTGCTTGGCGCTCTTGGCAAGGTCAATGGCCGTGCTGGGGAATAACGGGTCAACCAGCGGCGTCATCTTGACGTAGTTGTCCTTCCACGTCAGCTGCACAAAGCCGCGCCCATAGTAGGTTTCACCGGTCTGCGCGTCAGGTACACCGTAGGGCATGCCCTTGCCCTTGCCGTATTCCTCAATGGGCATCATGGTGCTGGCCGTTTCATGCAGGGTGGTGGCCAGTTCATAGGCAAGGTACCTGAAGTCTTGGGTGTGGCGGGTATCCTCCCACGTGTCTATGATGAACTCCTGACCGTTGACCTGATCTTGGCTCATCTTGCCAGCGAACAGGTCTTCCCTAACGGTGTCAAAGTAGACCTTGCGGCTGAACATCAGCATTGGGGCGGATCTTCCGGCTTAGCCTTTTCCACGAAATACTGTGACAGGTAGTAGAACAGCGCCACGCCCAGACAGCTTTGGCCCAAGCCCATGAACAGGTCGCACCACTTGCCTTCATCAAACACGAACGCAATCACACTCAGCGCGGTGCCCACCGCCGCCAGCACTATAGTCAATGAGTGATCGCGCCAGAACCTCATCATTGCGGTTTTTTCAGATACTGGTCAACAAGGCGTTCTAGCCGGGCTGAGTTCTCCTCGCTACGTTGTTCCAGTATGGTGATGCGCTGCTTCATTTCATCCATCCGGGCCACAGTATATTCAGCGCCTCGCGTTTCCATGATTGACACGCGGGTTTCCAGCTTGACCATGTAGGCCAGAATGCTGGCACCCGCCGTGCTGAACGCAACCAGCTGCGCCAGCAAAAAATAGATCAGCGTTGAATTTTCCTTGAACCAACTGGTGCCACTCTCAGGTCTTGGGTTTTCCACCATCCTTAGACGCTCCACCGTTCATGGGCATCAGGTTGCGTGCCTCAGTCACGGCGGCCTGCGCGGTTTCAGCTGATCTGGTCACCTCAGCCACAAGCTCCTGCACCTTGCGCACCTGCATGCTGGTTGCGCCAAACGCCGCCGCGCGCTTGCCCCAGATAGACAGCAGGGCGGCCTCAATATCCTCATCACGCACCGCATCCACGCTTTCCTCAAGCGCGGTGGTGACCGGCTGGCTGGCCGCCGCCACGTGCAGCGCCAGCAGGCTGGCGTTCTCACCGCCCCTGAAGATGTGTTCAGCGTAGGCCATGGCGTTCAGGTCTTCCGGGGAGGCCTCAGCCTTTTGCTGTGCCACCTTCATGGCCATGAATGCCACCCGCTGGCAGAACACGCGGTTGCTGAGCTTGATAATCAGGTCACTACTGGTCATTGGAACAATTCCTCTATGGTTTCAGTGCCGGTCAGTTCAAACACCGGCTCTGGTGCTGCCGCCGCAGGTATGGGCTCAAGGTTCCACTGGTCAGCCTCACTGTCAAAGATGGCCCGCTGACCGGGCGGTATGTCTTCAGGCGGGGCCTTGGGCGTGCTGTGGGCGGGCAGTATCCACTTGTCTGGCTGAAGCGGGTCCACATCAGCCCTGTCTTCACCAATCAACTCCCCGGTTACCCGGCTGTAGCTGTAGACCCTGAGTGGCGCGACCATGATGGCTCCTAATACTTGATGCAGGCCAACAGGGCCACGTTCTTGGGGCGCGTCTCAGTGCCGCCAGCAGCCGTCACCGTGATGGGGTGGGTGTGGCCGGTATGGCTGCTGGTGGTGCCGCCAATGGCGTGGGTGTGCGCGCCTGCCGCGCCTGTGGCCGGGTTGGTGGCATAGCCTGAGCCCTGACCCACGGCAAAGGCAAAGGTGTCAATCAGGTTGGGCACCCTGCCGGGCACGGTGTGCGCGTGGCTGCCCGCGCTGTTTGAGGTATCGCTAAAAGTGTGGCTGTGGGCGCTGCCGCCTATGGCGCTTGATGCCGCGTGGCCGTGGCTCTGGAAGTCATCATCCTGCAAGCTGCCTATGGTGCGGCCCACGTCAATATTGTGACTGTTGTCCCATGCGCGGATGAAGCGCCCGCGCCCGTCAGGCACGCGGAACGTGTTGAGGCCATCGCCGCTTGAGAATTTACCCTCAGTCCATGCGCCCTCAGCCACCATGTTGCCGCTGACCTGCGCAAAGCCCCACAGGCCGCTGTAGAAGGTGCGGTCAAGCAGGCCGCCGTTCAACCGTATGAACCCGGCAGGCGGATTGACGGCGGGCACGTAGACCACACCCCCTACCGGGAAGTCTGAGAGGCCACCGCTGTTCTGGTCGGTATAAAGCTGGCTGCCGTCATAGAAGATGGTGCAGCTGCTACCGGCGCTCATCGTCTTGACGGTTGCGCCGTCAATTAGTTCAGCGCCGAACGGATTGATGGTTGCCGCCACGTTGCGGGCCACCACGCGTATCCACCAGCCCGGCAGCAGGCTGCTGATGGGGTCTATGGCTACGGTCTGCGCCGCCGCGCCCGCCAGATTGAACAGCGTGCCCCAGTCAGACAGGTGTGCCACCGCGCCTGCGGTGACTGACTTGGCAAAGTTGCCCGCCGTGCTGTAGCGGTGCGACACCGGGTCTATGAAGCCCCTCAGGGTGCTGACAGCGCCATCCCAGACGTAATCTTCCCACGGCACGTTGACATCGTTGATCCACTGCAAGCCCGCCACCTTGTAGGTGGGCACCGCAGGCCCCTTGTGGTTTGAGTGCACGGCATCACGCCATGCGTTCAGGTCAGAGGCCAGACCAGCGCCTGACTTGGTGGTGGCAACAATTGTGCCGAAATTAGATTGCGTCATTGCGTGCGTCCCCAGCCTTTGGCCATCCAGTCAAATGTACGTGAGACAATCGTTATGGCATTGGTGACCGGATCTTGATTGCCGAAACGCACCCTGAACGACGTGGTGGTGATGGTGTCCACAGTCCAATAATCACCGGGTGACAGGCCCTGCGCCGTGATCACCACGGCGGGCTTTACGCGGTACCTGCCACTTGGATATGTCACCGTCACACCTGCGGCAGTGGCCGGGCACACCACATCATTGCCCTTTTCAATACGGTCCTGCATATCCACCCTGACAGTCAGCACCTTGACGGATGGCGTGGTGGCTGACCGTATGTCATCAGTTTCCGCATCTATATCTGCTTTGCCTCGCAGTACAAGCCGGAACTCAATGGCCCACGCCAGTATATCGCTCAGGCTGAAGGGCTGCCACGGCCCCCATGCAAAGGGTGAGCCTATCATGCTGATGCGGAACTCTGGGTTAACCGTCCATTGTGACTGATCAGTGGTGTCCAGCGGGTTGACCCGTGACAGCGCCAGCCAGTTGCTCATGGCTTGCAGCGGGTTGAACCCGTAGGCGTCCATGATAATGGTCATGCGTGAAGAAATCTTCTCACCGAAATCAATGCGGTTGGCAAAGTAATATGTGCCGACCACGTTGTAGTCGGTATTGGTGGCGTTGGGTATCAGGCGCAGTTCATCGGTATCTTGCTTCAAGACACCATCCTTGACGCCGGTCCAACCGGGGTTCTCGGTGATCTGGGCCACAAAGTTGAGCGCGTTGAAGCTGGCCGTCAGGCTGCTGATTGATGCGGCGTTTTTGCTGGTCAGGCCCCATGGCTTCTTGGCCTTGATGAAGAACGTACCAGTGCGCGTGCCTGTCTGCACGCTGTTCACAGCGCTGTTGACCAGCGCTATTGACGCATTCCAGCTGGGGATGGCCACCAGTTCAGAGGCCCAGCGCAGCTCGTAGGTGACGCCTGTGCCTTCTACCTCGTCCCACCTAAAGATGGAAATGTCACCCATAACGCTGATGCGGAACCCGGTCACGTTGGGGGGCGGTGTGACCAGTTCAGTGGTGGCATGGGCGGGTGCATAGACCCAGTTGCTGAACTTGCCGTTGTCAAACACGCAGCGCACCCGCACGCGATAGACGCCGCTCTCAAGCCGCCTGATTTCTGAGGTGGTGACGTTGGGGCCCAGTGAACCGCCTGAGGTCCACACGTCATCCTCATCACTTTCTTCGCGGTACTGTATCTGGAACTGCGCCACCCGCCCGTAGGCCGGGGGCTGCCACGTCAGCAACAGGTTGGCCCAATACTGGCCGCCGCCGTCAGCATATGCGCCGTCAGTCACCCGCAGGTTGGTGGGCGGCATCAAGAACGGGTCTATGGGGGCGGTGATGCCTTCAGCATAGTCAGGGATCTGGCCAACGTCAGCGTCAGCAATCTCAGGCGCATCAGCCACCATGGTCAGGCGGTGCACCAGATTATCTTCAGGCTCAATGCCGGTGACGCGGAATATGCGGCTATCCTTGGTAGCGGTGCCAAGGCTGAACAGGTCACCCACGGCAGGCATGGGCATGGCGGTGCCCACCAGCCCTATGGTGGTGAACTCCCCCACATAGCCGGGGTCTATGGTGCGCTCAAGAAACGTGCCGTTGACCAGCCTGAACCTGACCATGTAGTTGGTCGCACCCGCCAACAGCATGCCCACGTCAGCGCTGAATGTCTGCGTAGCCGCGTCAACGCCGGTCACGCGGCCCGCGTACAGCCCGTACTGGAAGCTGTCAAAGTTGACCCTGACACGATCACCCCTTATCAGCGGCAGCGCATCCCAGCTGGTCATCAGGGTGTAGATGCCGGGGCGCAGTATGCGCTGCGCCAGATGGAAGCGCCCGTGCTTCCACACCCGGTTAGTGTGGGTCACGCCGGGTATCTCAAAGCCCTCAAGCAGCGTGGCGTTGGTCTTGTCGTAGCCGTCATTGTAGACGACACGCTCATTCTCACGCCAGCCAGTCAGTTCATCAGGAAAGCGTATCCGGTACGCGTGCGGTATGGGCTCAAGGTCACGCTGCTCCTCAAAGTTCCATGAATTGCGCGGCGTGAACAACTGGCTGATAGGTACGTCCTGTTCATCCCAGACCACAGACCACTTGCCATCCTTGAACACCGGCATGGCGCGGCCCGCCGCGCAGATTTCAGTGATCAGGTCATAGACGCTCATCTGGCTGAGCAAAATCTTGTCATAGCGCCAGTCCTGCGCCACGCAGTAGGTCCACCACTTCTGAAGCGCGGGCAGATCAATCTGGGTGATGGCATAGGGCCGCCTGTTGGCCTTGCACGTCAGCACGTGCCTGAACAGGTCTGGAGGCCGCCGTGAGGGCGTGTTGGCCACCCATGTGGTGCCGTTGAAGGCAGTGACCCTTGACTGCACCACCACGTTGTAGGTGTCCACCACCTGATTGAGGCGGCCAGAGGCGCGCAC